TGACGCGTGACACGCTATTAACCATCGTCACGGTACCCCCAGTCGCCAATCGACGCCGTAATGCCCCCTCATCCCATTTCGCGGCGTCGTACCACTTGTCAGGCTCAATGTTGCTAGTAATGCATACATTTTTCCACTGAGCCCACACCGATCCACCCTTGATCGGAACCTGCATCTTGTGGCCGTCGAGTACACGTAATAGTGTACGGTAGTCCATCGAGCCATCAAAGTCGTCGATTAACAGGCATTCTTGCCCTTGATAACCATCGAACCATAGTGGCGAACATCCCAGCAATGCGTAAACAGACCCGTATTGCCCCTCATAAACTTTACGGGTCTTGCCGCATCCAGGCGGTCCAATGAACGTCCATACCTTTACGTCCCTCCACGTCGGAATTTTAGATTCTGCGAGTAAAAGGTTGGCCCTTTCGATCCCTCTGTGATATCTAACGAAAGTCGGATAATGGTTCTCCACAATAGTCTGCAGAGATGCACCTTTTTTGACATCTTCGTGAACCGCTTCGAGATCCGATCGGCGCCCTTGTCCTTCGCGATCTTCCTTCCATGTCCCGAATTCCATCGGGACTCCCACAGCAGACTCCTTCTTCATGCAGTATTCCCTGGCTTGGGTCCTAGTCCCAAGTCTTTTCTCTGCATGTAGGGTCGTATCGGTGAGCACCTTTTTCAGCTGCGCAATCCTCACCGGACTCTTGAACTCGGCATATCCTTGCCAGTGTTTTTTCTTTGTTTCGGGCGCCATTTCCTCTTGGTAGATGAGATAAGTCACACATGTGATATCTTCCACTTCCGACAAGGTTGGGACCTTCCACGCGGTGAAACACCAATGGCGGGACGTCATACTGAGCTTAAGTATCTATACTCGCACGTTTCTAATTGCGAAAAATAATTCTTAGCCCGCGGCATGTGCCTTGACTTATGTAGAAGACAGCGGGAAAACTGGCGCGTAGAACTCTACGTGATACACCAGTTGGATCTCAGCGTGCATGAAAGGCAGCGCTATCGGAGTTGATGCTCCGTCTTGCGGCAGCGACGCTGCCCATATAACTAGTTCGTTTTCTGCGAACGGATCTGCGTTTGACGCCGCTTGAAAGTCTATGGGCCACACAGTGTTTACTCCTGCCTGTGTTGATGCTGCGATTCCTTTCGCGCCGTAGTACCTGATAAGGTTCCTGTTGCTGATGTAGCCCGTGAACCATCTCGCTCCGCCGTTGTACACGGCGTTCTCCGACTCCACTGTTGCGTTGCGCGCAGTTATTCTTGATTTGTGATACTTCGACTTCGGGTACTCCATGTAGTCGTACAGTGTCGTGAAATTCGCGCTGGAGAATCCTTCTGGTCCTGCTGTAACTCCTACAATTTGGGACATCGCCGCCGTTGTTGATCCAGTATCACTGCTCGGACGCACCAGAATCTTGTACTCCACTCCCCGCACGAAGTACCCGTTGTACAGTGTTGTCCACTGGTCGAAACCTCGTGGCTGCCCTCCTGTCGACGTGAGATCCGGGTCGTACGCCGATGTCAGACTCATCACGTACTCGGCTTGAATTGGCACTTCGGAGTTGTTTAAGGTAACCGACGTGTAGAACGGGAGCTTTACTGCCATGCGACTTGGATAGATCTGCCTTTTTGATTTCGGGAATTGAGAACCCCGAATCTTCTTCGTCTGACTCCTCGAGGAGGATTTCCTCGATTTGGAGTAGCTTCTCCCATATCTTTTCGAGCGAAATCTCGTTGATCGTCTCCGGGAGCTTCGGCTCCGGTAGCTTCGTCTCTTGTAGTACGGCATCAGACATTGTATCCACGTATCTGTCCTTGCAAAAACCTAATTGGTAGTTTGTCATAAAAAAGACAGCGGACCGGCGACCCCTTCGCCCCGCACAGCGGGGCGTCGGAATGCAGCTCGACTGCATGACCCCTACCCTTCAAGTCCAGATAGAAGGTCTTCCAGACATTTTTCGTCTGTCTCCTGAGTGGTGGCCTGAGTATTACCCACCACTTCCGTGACGCGTGACACGCTATTAACCATCGTCACGGTACCCCCAGTCGCCAATCGACGCCGTAATGCCCCCTCATCCCATTTCGCGGCGTCGTACCACTTGTCAGGCTCAATGTTGCTAGTAAT